TTTAATAATATAGGTAGTCTCGGTAGACTTGGAAATCAAATGTTTGAGTATGCTGCACTTCGTGGCATTGCGGCTAGACATGGATATGAGTGGATGATACCACCACCAGAAAATAAAGGTATTGAAAACTATAGTTTGCATGAATGTTTTACATTATCTCCTGATCGTAAAGAGGGTGTGTTAGATCCGTGTCACTATGCACAAGAACCTTACTTTCATTTCTGCGAGGAACTATACGAAAGATGTCCTGATGGTATTAGTCTTCATGGATTTTTCCAATCATGGAGATATTTTCAAAATATAGAGGATGAACTCAGAAAAGATTTTACTTTTCATAAAGGTATCTCAGAGCCATGCAAGGAGATGATGCAGGAACTTGATGGTAAAGAACCCATCATGCTTCATGTTCGCAGAGGTGATCCAAACCTGACAGATCCTCGTGGATTCAAGTGGTCATATACACAGTGTGGAGATCAACATCCAGTTCAACCGATAGATTATTATGAGAAAGCATTATCAAAGTTTGATAAAAAACAACCTGTGATTGTATTCTCCGATTCTGTAGAATGGGTTAAGCAACAAGAGTTGTTTAAACCAGATCGATTCATGATCTCCGAACCAGAGGATAAATATGCTGATGGTTCATTTACACCATATGCTGACTTATGCTTGATGAGTCTATGTTCACATGCTATAATAGCAAATAGTTCTATGAGTTGGTGGGGTGCTTGGTTGATCTCTAATCCAGATAAACAAGTAATCGCACCAAAGATGTGGTTTGGCCCTGCTTATGCAGACAAAGATACTAAAGACCTTTATTACCCTACTTGGAAATTATTATGACTTGTAAAACAAGAATAGAAAGTTACGAAGATTTAGCAGAAGATATAATCAAGTGGTTAAAAGATTACTACTACATACATGCAATCAAAGCGTTTGTTGTTGGAGTATCGGGAGGTATTGACTCTGCTGTAGTTTCATCATTGTGTGCAAGAACAGGACTTCCAACATACGTTGTGTGTATGCCACTCGCTTCAAAGTTTAAAAACACTCACTTATCCGATATTCACTCAAAACAATTAGAGGAAAAATATGACAACGTAAAAAGAATTGAAGTTGAATTATCTCCAGTCTATGATAGTCTAATGAAATCAGTTGATTGGTGGACTGAGAGAACTTTTGAAAAGGGTGAGTTTACAAATAATGAACATGCAAATGCAAATACTAAGTCTCGTATACGCATGGTTTGTCTATATCAAATAGCAGGATCTGTTGGTGGTATTGTGGTTGGAACAGGTAATAAAGTCGAAGATTATGGAGTAGGATTCTATACAAAATATGGAGATGGTGGAGTTGATATCGCACCAATAGCAGACTTACTCAAAACAGAGGTATGGTTACTTGGTGAATATCTTGAAGTTGATGAGAGAATATGTGAAGCACCTCCGACTGATGGATTATGGAATGATTCGCGCACAGATGAATCACAATTAGGTGCTACATATGAGGAACTAGAAGAGGCAATGGAGCACGGCACAGGCCCTGCTGTCAATATTCTTGAAAAGTTCAGCACACAGAACAAACACAAAATGGAACCCATCCCTACATTTAAACTATGAAGATAGGATTGATTGGAGCAGGAAGATTAGGTATCTGTCTTGCTCTTCTGATAGAAAAAGCAGGACTTGATGTAATCGCATCAGATGTTCGTGAAGATTATATTACAAACCTTCAGAACAAAGTCATTTTTACAAATGAACCACAAGTTCAAGATTATCTTACAGAATCTAAAAATATAGAATTCACCACAGATAATCAAAAAGTAATTGATGAGTCTGATATTATCTTTACTCTAGTTCAAACACCATCACTTGAAGATGGAAGCTATGATGTAAGTGCTGTTTGGAAAGTGGTTCAAGACTTGCAAAATTCAAACACAGATGGTAAATCTTTTGTGGTTGGTTGCACAACAAATCCCGGTGATTGTGACGAGTTCCAAAAGATGCTTGGTATGGATGTTTATTATAATCCAGAGTTCATCGCACAAGGTTCTATTATAAAAGACTTACAGAATGCAGATATGGTTTTGTTGGGTGGTAAAGGTAAACATTCTGAGGTATTAGAGCATTTATATTACATGATTCAACTTGGATATAAAGATGCACATGTGCACACCATGAGCACAAAGGCCGCAGAACTCACAAAGATCGCAGTTAATTGTTTCCTTACAACTAAGATTAGTTACGCAAATATGTTAGGCGAAGTTCTTTCACGATCAGGATTAGATGCTGAAATAGAAACTGTATTGGGTGCAATAGGATCTGATAGTCGAATTGGCACAAAGTATCTTAACTTTGGTTTTGGATTTGGCGGGCCTTGTTTCCCAAGAGATAATCGTGCTTTTGCTGCACATGCACAGAGTGTGGGTGTTCAACATAACATTGGATTTACAACTGATTCTTTTAATGAAGAACACGCAAAGTTTATGAAAGAGTTTTTCATACGAAAGAATAAAAATAATTTACCGTATGCATTTAAATATTTGACATACAAACCCGGTATTGATATACTTACAGAGAGTCAACAATATCGTTTATGTCTTGATCTTTTAGATGAGGGATATAAAATATATTGTATGGATGATGCGATCATTCATTTATGTGATGATCGAATTTTATTTGAAGACCCCAAAGAGGAAGTGTATTGGATCAACTTGTAACTGACACAAATAAATCTGCCTATAAGTTAAAAAACTTTGGGCCTGTATATTGTATTAATCTTGATGGACAACCAGAGAGATGGGAGTATATGGAGGGTCAATTTAAGTATTGGAATGTGAATGATTACACTCGCATTTCTGCCTATGATGGTCGTGATGATGATCTAAGTGATATTATCAAGGGAAAGTATCCAGATAATATGACATCAGGTGAGATAGGATGTACGACTTCTCATCTTAACGCGATGAAATATTTTTTAGATAACAGTGATTCTCCTTACGCGATAATTATGGAGGATGATTGTAGTCTAGATCTTGTTAAGTTTTGGAATTTTACATGGTCTAATTTTATGGCTCATGTTCCTTATGATTATGATGTAATTCAACTTGCTATAATATGCACTGGTGATATACATGTTAGATTGCATAAAAGATTTGTTAATGATTTTTCTACAGCATGTTATGTAATTAGTAGACATCATGCAGAAAAATTAGTATTACTTCATTGTAGAGGGGGATATACTGGAAAACAAACATATAAACTTGATCAAGGTGTGAAACCGAGAGCAGTGGCCGATGATTTGATATACAACTCAGGGAATACATTTGCAATACCTCTTTTAGTTTACAAATTTGAATTAGGTTCAAGTATTCATCCTGTTCATGTTGATGTATATCATAAACAAAATTATGAAGCACAAGTTAATTTTTGGACACAGAATGGTGCTAATATTGATATCGCAGATTACATGAACTATGATCCATATCTTGGTCGTGTGACAGAAAGGAGCACTCAAGGGTGACAGACAGATAAGTGGTTGTCATATATTGACACTGTTTAGATAAAATGTTATTATAAATAAATCAACTGTCACATGTGACAGTTCTAGTCAAAGGACTCGAAAGATCGTAACCCTGTGGCGAATGTAAACACTATCCTCTGTCGGGGATGGTATCATCCGCAGGGAAAACTCTGCGAGAAAACTATAAAAACAATGTCTATTAAATCAATCGCAGCTCTTGCTGCTTCTCCCTTCTTATTCGCAGGTGCTGCGTTTGCTGGCCCATATGTTAATATTGAAACAAATTCTAGTTTTACTGGATCTGACTACACAAGCACAGCAACAGACCTAGCAATCGGATATCAAGGTGCTAATTGGTGGGTACAAGGTGGCCCTATCGTCACATCTCCTGATAATGGTGACTCTACAACAGATCTTCTTGTTAAAGCAGGTGGTAACGTTGCTTTTACTGATGTAGTTGGTGCATACGGCGAAGTATCATTCCAAACAGCAGACAATTCTGATTCTGCTTACGGTGTAAAATTAGGAGCTAGATATAGTTTCTAAATAAGTATGAGACCTTTCGTGCGGTCTCTGCAAAACGGAACAAACCCAAGACCTCTCATTGCAGAGGTCTTTTTTTATGTTACAATATCTCTATGAAAAAAATTTTAGAAGTCATCACTCATCCTGTTACCTATTCTAATTTACTGATCATAGGTGCATTCATATTGATAGAGCTCTCCCATACACATGCTCATTATAAGATGGAAGTAGATGTTCATGGATATTGTCATCAATATAATATGAAAAATCCAAATGCATTTGTTGAGGATGATGAGGATTGGTAACGTTACATAAGTTTACTTAATAGAACATATAAGGTATATTTACTTATGTTCGGGTCTCCGAATGTAAAGATATTTGACAAAATTTAATATTTTATATATAATTATGTTACATAAATTAATATAGTTCAATGACGACAGTTACTGAAGGCGGAGGTCGCCAAAACATGTATCCAACAGAGACAGTCTCTTATGTTGATGAAACCATTTCATACGATGGTTATCCTCAGAACGCTGAGAAAGTAAATGGACGTTGGGCCATGATCGGATTCGTAGCACTTATTGGTGCATACGCAACTACAGGTCAAATCATTCCCGGTATTTTCTAATGGACACAAATCATCCTTATTGGAAATACGCAGAAAAGGTCAATGGTCGCCTCGCGATGCTTGGTCTAGTAATCGGCACAATTAATTACGGACTATTCGGATGGATAGCACCCGGATTATTTTAAATGAAAATTAACACACAATTCACAATTCAAGAAAGGTACAAACTCATGACTCCAGAAGCAGAAAGATTTAACGGTTGGGCAGCAATGCTTGGTTTCGTAGCAGCAGTCGGTGCATACGCAACAACAGGAAACATCATCCCCGGCATTTTCTAATGAACAACAACGACATCTTCTTAAAAGCACAAGGACGTGCAGCGATGATGGCATTCATCGTATTGTGTATATCATACACAGCAACAGGTCAACTCATTCCAGGCTTTGTATAATGGCAAAAACTAAAACAGCAGAAACAACACGCAGACAACCAGAAAGACAGAAGGTTGTAGCAGAAAGAATCAATGGGCAGTTAGCAATGCTCGGATTAGTAGCAGCATCTATTTCATATGCAACTACAGGACATATGTTCTTTGGTTTAGTCTAAACTATGATTGGTTTAGAAGATGCTAATACAACTTCACCACTCCTAGTGATCCTATGGTGTTTTTATCCCATAGGAATCCTAGTAGCGATAGAACTATTTTTAAAATCCCTCAACGATGACGATGATGACGATTTTGGAGGGGGTAAAGCAGTCCCAGTTTATTCACCATCAGGAGCTTAACATGTATCACATTTTATTTACAACAATAGTTACACTTTACATCGTATCAGGTGTAGGCAACGTCGCATTCGCATGATTAAAATAGCTTACTCACCATACTACTCACTTATTGAGTTCGGTTTTTTCGTTGTTGTGGGAACAGCAGCGGGTATGGCAGGATTAATATGAATAACTCACTATCGTATGCTGACGTTATGCAAGCATATAAGTCACCACCTTCGATAAAATATATTCCTAAAATTTTTGTGTGGTCAATAATATTCACATCATTATACGGTATTTCAAAAACAGCATACGCATTGGATCTTTTACAATGAACACAATAAGTTACATATCAATATTTCAAATGTTCTTGATGATATTCTCAGGAACAGCATTATTAACAACGTTGTTTGTTGTGATGATGAGTGCTATGATAGAAGAATAAATAATACACATACATTAAAATCATGTTACAGAAAATTGTAAATGGAATCGCTATTGCAAGTGGTGTTGTATCTCTCACCGTTGTTGGTCTTGGTGGCTACGTATTCATACGCAAGGATGCGATTATCGAAAATGTCAAGAGTAAAGTATTAGACTCTGTTTTACCCGGTGGAATTGGTGGAGCAGTAGGAGGAGCAGGATTATCATTACCAAGTCCTTCATCACCTACACCATCATCACCGTCAATACCTTCTCCATTCTAGAAAAGGATTAATATACTAAATAATACCGCTAATGCGGTATTTTTTTATGGCAGAAGAACAGAAGGAAATTAAAAAAGAAAAACCTAAAGAGAAGGGTTTCTTAGGTAAATTAAAAGATCATGCGGAGGATAAAGAGGAGCAGATGATTCTCCTCTCTACTTTTGTAAGACTAGGAATCTTGATCTGGTCTGGAGCTATTTTGACTTTAGCGTATGTTGAATTACCATCTGCACTCAAAATTCCAAAGCAAGATCTGGATCCGACATTTATAGCTTCAGTTTTTACAGGAGTTTTGGCCACTTTTGGGGTCACTACGTCTAAGAGAGGTGCACAAGGTGGTGCAAGTGGTGGTGTAAGTAAGGGTGACATGGAAAAACTTATTGCTGCAGCATCTCAAACGGCACCCGCACAAACAATACGTATCGAACAGGCACCAATGCAGATTGCAACTGCAGTACCACCAAAAAAAGATAAAGAGTAATTGGAATTCACTGCTAGTAACGTTATTGAATCCCTATCAGAGATCGCTCCTTACATAGAGGCTGATGGAGGATTCTTACAATTCGTAGAAATAGAAGAGGGAACTAACTTTGTAAAGGTAAGACTTGGTGGTGCTTGTACAAGTTGTGCCATGAGTGCCATGACATTAAAACAAGGTATTGAAAAGAAATTATTTCAAGATTTTCCTGACTGTAACGGAGTTATTCAGGTTCTATAACATAGTGTGGGATTCCACACATTAATGCGTATATATACCTATTCAGTTATAATAAATATTATTGTACTGGAGTTGAAAAGAATCATGTCCCATTACACATTAGCTTGGCACGATCAACAAGATATCGAGCACCATATCTGTGAATATGCAGACGATGCATTTGAAGCAGCAGCTCACGCGAGAGAGGATGTTCCGTATCTACACGAACATCCTTTTTCTCTGTATGAAATACTCAAGGAGGATTAGATGAAAGATCTTCCAATTACATCCGCTTGTATAGTGTTCGGTGTTATTATATTCACACTTGTAACATTACCTCATTTTGCTTACGTATAGATAATACTAATATTACTCATTAGTTTATGTTATCTACACAATATCGTCTTCGCTTAGAAGGCATTTGTAAATCTATTGCAGCT